CTTTGTTAATATCTGAAAACCCTTGGTCAACCTTATCTGAAAGCTTATCGAATTTATTTTCCATTCTAATAAGAGATTGACTTATATTAACAATTGCCATTTCAACCAATGCTACACGAGTTTCCAAACTTTTTGGATAATCTACAATTCTATCTTCGTTCGTCATGTTATATATCCGAATTAAGTAATTCAGATAAAGCATAACCCAAAATAAATACTGCGATACAAATGCCCATAATTTATCTCTCTGTCTATAAAAGAGATAGTATAACTATTTTTTGGTGAAAATAAAATCATTCACTGATTTTTTTACCCAAATATCCGATTGTACCTGTTGCCATTGCCAAGCTTATTAATCTATTGGTCAAGGTTCGTAATTTCTTTTGCGCTTTCTCATATTCATGTTTTTTAAGTTGCGCTTGTGATTTAGTAATATCTTTGACTTCCGATTCAAGCAAAAGCTTTTTGGCTAAGGATTTTTGCTGCCTGATATCTTGCGTTAATTGTGGAATCTTTTCGATATTTTTATGTAAGGCTGCCGTCTGTTGGGCTGTTTCCATTTGTTGCTGGGCTTCTTTCTGGAATCCCATTAAACGCTGTAATTCAGGATTTGCCTTGATATAGGGTTCCAATAATTTATTCGGCTTCAATAACTTTTCAGGATTGCTGGCATAAGAATGGCCTACAATCATCTTGGATAATTCTGGATCGGCAGTGATAATATTCTTTAAAATGTCATTCCCTTTCGTTGTTCCTGATAATGCTTTGATAGCATCAGAATCAAATTTGCCATGCTTTAACATGCTTTGATAAACAGGGTTATCATGTAATGGGGCAACTTTTGTACTGTATTCATGATTAATTTTATGAAGCTTTTCCAGTGTATCTTTGGGAAAATGTTCTGCGATGAGCTTTTCCATTTCCTCATAAGTATGTTTCGTTTGATTAGCCTTTGCTATCCATTCATCATGCGCTTGTATAGGCAAACCGAACGCCTTATGTCGTTGTGCGCTTTCCATTTGCCTTAATGAGCGATAAGACTTGAAGAAAGCCGGGCCATTGATAGTCCGCGTCTTGGATGATGGATGAGAGGCGGCAAAAGCTTTTTTAAAGTTTTCTTTCTGCTCGTCAGTCAGATTCGAATTTTTACCGAAATATTGCTGCATTTCTTTTTCAACGGCCACCATATCAGGCGTACCCTTGATTTTAATATCAGGCAAACTATCACCCAGCTTATCGTATTGTGAACCGATTTCTTCACGCAGCCCTCCGAAACGGACTTGTCGTGGTAAACCTGTTTTGGGATGGGGTTCAGTTGTCGGCGTACCTTCAATGGCTTCCACAATGCGGTCTGACAGCTTTTGAATATTCGGCTCGCCTTCACCTAGGGTATGCCTGATGACGTCATTAACGTTTTTGACGGCATGTTCAGCTTCTGGTATCAGTTGCTGTCCTGGTAACATTTTCTCTTGACCGATGCGATTCTTTTGGAAATTCTCTGCTTCTGCCAATTGCTTGGCTTTGTCTTCTGCACCTAGCATTAAAGATTCAGGATTGCTGCTATTGAATTGATGAGAAGCCAGGTTTTTAAGCTTTTCATGCTCCGCTTCTTGCATTTGATGCTCAATTACGGATTTTAGATATGCTGCCTCTTTACCCTTGACATTATATTTACCAAGTAAATTTTTACCGCCTCGCAACGCTGCCGGCACCAATTCCGCACCTGTTCCGAGAGCCGCACCTGACCACCTGTCATCGGGCGATATAGCGGCCCCAGTTGTACCTCCTGCAATCAAATTACGAACTATTTCTGGTAATTTTTTAGCATATGGGATTTTTTCAATCCCCTTTTTAACCGCTTGATAACCTTTGGTTAATGGCGCACCTATTTGTGGGGTAATATTTCCCATAGAGCCTATATCTTCCATTGTCTCGCCAATATATGGATTGATATTGAGTTTTGGTAATTCCTGTTTTGGAATATTCACACCGGGAATTAAATTCGCAAGTCCACGACCAATTTCAATGGAAGGATGGATTAAACCACGCGCTGTTGAGGGCAAGCCAGTCCCTTCCACGGCATTATTAAAGTGACCAGCTATGTCGGCAGCCTTTTGTATATTTGGATTACCCTGGAGCTTTTCAGCAAGCTTATATATCAAGGGATGAGTCTTTTTAACCTGTTCCAGATATTCCGATTCGCTTTGTTGGGCTGGTTGCTCCCCCTTTTGTGGGGCAGGCGCTTTTGCAGTTTTTTTATTCACAGGTCTGCCACCAACGCTTTCCCAACTGAAAGCATCGTTTTGTGATTGTGCTTTGGGTTGTGGCTCATTTGCTGGTCGGCCACCAACTGATTTCCAGTCAAATTTAGCGGCTGTCACTCTTTAAACTCCTGATATTGTGAATTAGGAGTATTAAGCAATTTTATAGCTTTATCCGCTGGTACAAAACCTATTGAACCATCGGGGCCGATTAATTGCATTTCAGGCTGCGTGGTTCCTTCCGAATTTTTATTTACATTAACGCCCTGATTAAGATTTCGCTGATGTTCCTTAACTTTTCGAAGAATTACAGGCAATGTTTTATCCATCCTGTCCTCAAAATTCTTACCTGATTCCCCGGGATGTATTGTAAACATATCCTTTATATCTGCGTCATTAAATCCAATAGCTTTTAAAGCGGGAGCCATTTTTGCACCGGTAGACTTCATTTTTGCAAAAGCATCGGCAACTTTCCCCCCACCAAGTAATTCAGATACTTTACTTGTCAGAGGGTTGCCAACCTTTTCAAGATTGCCGGCAACAACTGATAAATCCTGCTTTAATGGCCCAGCTTTGGCAACTTCTGAGGCGGCAGAACGATATTCATTAAATAAATTGGTAAAGCCTTTTGTTTCTCTTAAAACATCGAGTCCTTTTTGAACATTGCTTCCTGTCGGCGTATAGATGGTTTCACCGCCTTTACCGCGATGCGCAGTACCAGGAGTATAGGCAGATTGTCCATATTGACTTGTAAAATGTTCTGCGGGATTTGCGGGAATCAATGGTTCTCCATTTTCGTCCATACCACCTTGTTGTGGCGCAGGCTGGCCTTGACCACCCATGCCGCCGGACATACCACCAGCTTGCTGACCACCGCCTCCTGACATCATACCAGGAACCATGCCACCGCCTTGTTGACCACCTGCACCAATTCCTTGATGACTCAGCATTTGACTTATATATTGGGCCATTTGCTGCTGCTGTTCAGGATGTAAAGACGAAAAGTACGGACTACTTGCAAGCATAGCCAATGGCGAAATTTGCTTGTGAAAAATATCAGCTTCTTTTTCTCTGGGTAGATATTTTGCATTTACTGCACCACTATAACCACCTAGTAAATCGCTTACAATGTCTCTGAAAGGTGAGCGCTGTGGTTTAATGGCTGCGTAATTTGTGAAAGAAAAAGTCATAGCATATCCTTATTTCATTGCATTCCAGCCTGAGAATGCCCCCCATGGGCCACCAGCGAAACCACCCAGCGCTGCACCACCCATTTGACGGAGACCGCCCCACATTCCATTATTATTTTCGTTCTTTTGTTGTTGACCCTGGAATGCAAGATTTGCTTGCTGAGCTAGTGTCTGGGCTATCATATCAGCCATACTCTGACCTGCTTGCTGCCCGCGGCCCGCCATTCCTTCTTCACCGGATAATCCTTTGCCATAAAGACCGAGCGTGTTCTCCATCCATTTATTGTAATCTTGATTACCCAATTGGGTAGCAAGTTCCATTTGCTGATATTGACTTTGCGGGGTTCCTGCCATCCCACCAGCAGCTGATGCATGATTTGCAGCTTCCAATGCTTGTTGCATAGCAAATTTAAAGCCAGGGGACTGCTGGAAAGATTCCCCCATTTTATTCATTTTCGCACCAGGATCATTTAATAGCTGCCCATATTGCTCTTGCAATGGCTGGATAGCATTCTTGCCAGCTTCAAAAAATGGCTGCTGATATTGCTGGGTTTGACCAGGTATTTGATTTAAATACGGCATTGCCGAATCTGCGGGGTTCTTATTGCCACCACCGAATAAATGTGAAAACCAGCTCATAATTCATCCTTGAATCATAAATAAACAAATTGTCTCCATGCAGCCGTAACAATGTTTGGCGGCGTAGCTCCATCATACGTTATAACGAATTGCTTTGAAACTCGATTGTCCGTATCGAATACAGTTTGACCGCTTATATCAGGAAAGGTATCGGGCAACGGCATTCCTATAAATGGCGTATAAAGAGATTGAATGTCAGCAATATTGACAGCACTTAAATTGGGAAAAACAATTCCTTCATTCTTAAAATTCTCTTGCAATGCCTGGAATAAGGAAGATAAACCCAGACTCCATAGAGGCGCAAAATCACCATCTTTTGTTAAAACTGGTGTTTCCCTTGGAAGGTCTGGGAAAATAGATTGTGGATTCTGTATAGGTAATGCCATTTTATGCCCTTAAATTTGCTACACCATCCGTGATGACAAAACGACCCATCCCCCAAAATTTAAACTGAGGCACAAGATCGTTCGCAATACCACCCTGCCACCACATAAGACGATTTTTACGAACTCCAACAGGTGGCAGGTAATATGCCCATTCATTTCCGAACGTAGCCCCACCGTCTTGTGAGATAGATAAATCAACGTGCGGTAAGGATAAGTTTGTAAATCCTGTATTAGCGTCTTGCTGCGCTATGAGATTTACAACGCCGCCCATTGAATTTTGCTGGCTGACAAATAATATCCCATCCTGTGAAACCAATGGCGTCCCGTCCTGAGCGACAAAGCCTAGAAAACCACCCTGGGTTATGAGTTGCTTTCCATCCTGTGTGATAAGAGTAATGCCGCCTAAGTCCTGCTGCTGGTAGTCTGTTTCGCCTGATTCAATGGTGAAACCAATATCATTCAGAATAAAATAATCTTGACCCGGACTTCTTATATTCTTGCAAATACGAATGCGTGGTATTTCATTATTAATGACATCACCATTATTATCGACATCCTGATAAACTGTAAATTGGGTATCAAAAGCAAACATGTTTCCATTGTTTTTGGTAACGAAATAATACTGATTGTTAAAAAACGCTACCTCTGCGGCAATGAAATAATTCAGATTCTGATCTGAGGAATGATAAAATTTTTCTGTATTGAAATCGTAGAATAGAGAGAGATTATCACTGTAAAAGTTGATTTGATAAAAGAGATGCCCATCTTGCCTGTAAAGAAAACCCTGTGAAATTTGTGGGTTTTGCAGGGTGGAAAAAAGATAATCGATGCCGTCTGTGGTTATTTTCTTAGGCATGCCACCGTCTGAGTACATAATGATTGGGCCTGACTTTTCGTTCTGGGCAAGCCATACAACGAATTCATCCATGTATGCCACTGTGGCCGGGGATAGACAGCCATAATCGATATTGAACTGATTATTACGTTGATACGGGAAAAGTTGGGCACCAGTATCGAACCAGGCTTCCGTCACAATACTTCCCATAACGAAAATCATATTACCTTTTGATGGGAAACGAACAACTGCTTGTACGTTGTCAGGCTTGGTTTGAAGCGTGCCAACATGGTTACGGTCATTGGGCCATGAAGTTCCATCATTATTTGCAGAAAGGCGCCAACTCGGCGTTCCAAAGGCTGGCATTATAAAATATGTATCATGGAACGTCAGATATCCCGGTACAAAGTCTATTGCAATGGTCTGAAACACCGGCGAAAGGGCTGGATCATATATATAGAATGCAGTTCCGTCTGATATACCGATTTGAGGCTTATTGTTTTCAGCAATATAGACAACACCTGATTGAGTCTGCAAACTACCGATTTTTGCCACGGAGTAAAAAGTTACCTTTTCTAATGCCTGATTAAAGGTAATATTCACAAGATAAACATTTGCACCAACTACAATGACAATTGCATTGAATTTGGTACTGGTAAAGATTGCACGCCCTTCTTTTGCATTTCCGAATTGAGAGGATGGAATAGCGATAATGTAACCCGCATAGGGCACCATGAACTCATCGGACATAAACATATTGTATGTTTTCTCAACACTTATTTTTG